CAAAGTCCCACCCGGCAAGGCCCATGTAATAGAACCCCTGCGCGGCTTCTTCCGCTGTGAACTTGGTAGTCTTGCCTAAATCCTGCGCCTTTTGCCGCACGGAATCGAACTGGTCGGCTGTTAAGCTGGAAACAGCCTGTACCTGACCCATCATGGAATCGAAGTCCATGCCGGTACTAATGACGCTCTTGGCAAAGTCGATGCCCCCGCGCCAAATCTTCAGGAACGCCTGAGTGGCAAGGTTACCGGCGGCAACGCCCCAGGCGCTGAAACCGCTCGTTCCCGCGCCGGAAGCCGCTTCCTGACCGGCCTGCGCCAGACCGGAGGTAAACTCTTCCTTGTTAAGCGTCAGCTTGGCGACTAACGTAAATGCGTCCATTTATTCCCTCCTTTCCCGCTTATTCGGACAGGCGTTTGAGAATGTGCGCCTTGATGTCCTCAAACGTCTGATGATCTTCCTTTATCCTTCCGGGATACATGAATTCAATGTAGTTAGGCAGCGGCCACTCTGCGCCGAAATAGGAGCAGAGCAGTCTGCCGATGTTCGTCTCCACCACGGCGGTGTAATCCCTGTAGCGCTGCAGCTCGACCTCTTCCTCCAAGGCGCAGCGCATGGCGTACCAGCCGTGGAAGCCGTAACGGAGCAGGATGTTAACTACTTTCCGGCGGCGCTCCTGATCGCTTTGCCGGACGACGGAAAAAAAACGGCAAGCGTCTCGTCGTAGGAATCGCGCAGAACGGCGACGGTTTCGGCCAAATTCATCGCGCCGACCTCGTCCTTCCGTTTTCCGGACAAAATGGAAATGATCTCGTACAGTTCGCCCCGGTGCTTTTTGAGAAGATAGCCGACAAGCATCGGGATGATTTTCCCTACCACATAAAACAGGGGCATCTTGTAGCGCTGCTTGTACTCGTCGATCATCTTCACGGCTTCGTCATCGTCGCAGATGGCGCTTACGGGGCCGGACAGCCGGATCATCACATCAGCGGCCTGATCATTCGTCATTTCTGAAAGCTTCATCAAAACATCCTTTCTATCAGAAAAGGGCAGGGACAATCCCTGCCCCGTAACGGGTGTTGCTGTCAGCATCAAGTTGCGGTGTCAAAATACACGATCTCAAACGGCGCGTTGTCGTAGGCCAGCACATCGCCCTGATGCGCGTGGAACTCCACGCTGTAAGTGCCTTCGCCCTTATCGGTGAACGTAAACGTAAAGTCGGCGGTGTTCAGCGCGTTGGCCAGTTTAATCAGCACCAGCCTGCCGTCCGCGATATCGCCGACCCAGCAGAGGTTGGTCAGGTAATCGCTGTCCTGAATGGCGGTGTGCATCGTGATAGTGGTCTTTTTACCGGACGTGGTCTTGGTAGCGCTGCCCAGCGCCAGCACGAAATTGTCCGGACTGGCCTCGATCAGGGTGGTGGTCATATAGGCGTCAACGGAATCTACGAACGTGCCGCCAATAAAGCGGTAGCGCTTGCCGTCCACTTCAGGTTCGCGGGTTTCGCGGGTGACGTTGAACGTGCCGCCGCCGCGGGTCGCGCCGAGGATGTCCGTTCCTGCGGTGATGGCAGCGGCGATCGCCGTCTTCAGCGCGTCAGCGTCAGTGATGGAATCATAAGTAAAATTTTTCAGGAAAATGCCCGCATTCAGCTGGAGCCTTTCGTAGGTTTCCTGGCGAATGGGGCTGGTAAGTCCTGCCGCACCCATAGGGTTTCTCCTTTCTCCGGCTTACACACCGGGCATATGATAAGCGTTAAGCAATAACGGAACCAAAGCGCAGCGGTAATCATTGTCCTGCGTCATGATCTGTACAGCGGTATCGTCATCCGAGTACAGTACCAGCGTCCCGCCGTCAAACGGAAGCCTGACGCCTTCGTGTACAGCGGCCCGGATTTCGTCCGCTTTTTCTGCCGCCGGAAGGTTGGTGGTGGTTCTGTACCACACTTTGACGAGGAAGGAAGTCTTGCTCCGCCAGTCAGGGTCTTTGAGCGGAATCACGATATACGGCGTTTCAGCCCCGTCCGGGACATCGCCGTCAAGGTAGACCGGAAGGCCGAACGACCCGAACCATTCGGACAGCGTCTGCGCAGTTTTCGTCATGCGGGAAGCTCCCACCTTTCAGCGGTCACCTTGCCGATCTTCACGGTACTGGCATCTGGCGCTTCGCTGTCCCGCTGGTTGCTGGTGACGCGAAACACCATGCCGTCCCGTTTACGCCGGAAAACATCGTGATATCCAAGCGAAAAGCCCTTCTGCGTGACCACGGTGTAGACCTCTGTCACGCCCAGCTTTTCGGCCAGCCGCGACTCGACCGTGCTGTCTTTTATGATGGTCGCTTGAAATGCGGCCCCTTCCTGCCAGGTGGAGTTGAAGCCCAGCACACCGTCATTGGCGGTGACCCGGTCGAGGATCACGCAGGATTCCATCATGCTGTCGAGCAGCGTCATAAGCAGATTTTCCTCCACCGTTTGAGCCGGTTTCCGAATTTGGACTGCCAGGTCACATCCCCGGCATCGTCAGAGCCGGAAGCGTTTGATTTGGCTTTTTGATAGCTGTACACGCCGATGACGTTTTCGGAATAATACGGGCTGTTCAGCGCGTCCTGATACTGTTTGACCCAATCGCCTATTTCAAGCGCAAGAGCGGCAACGGAAGGGGGTACGCCCATGCCGGTGATTTTCCCGGCGAAGTTTTCACTTCGGAGATTCGCATCCTCCGTGTCGTCATCATTGCGGATGCCGTCAGCGTAATAGGTGTATACGCCGTCATTCAGCGCCGACCCGGCGATAAGGAACCGCTGGCCCTCCTTGAGCGGGAGGGAGGGGGAGATCATGCCGCCGGAGATGCTGTAATCGTCCTGATATTCATCAAGGGCGAAATAATTGTTGAGGTACTCGCAGACATCCTGCAGCATGATCTATCACCGCCTTTATTTTGCCGCTTTCCTGCGCGGTTTCGCCTTGTCGCCGGCCAATTCGTCCGGCACATCGATCAGCGGCCTTCCCGAAGCGTTGTGAGCGCCGGAAAGCTCGCTGATCCTTTCAGCCGGGATTTCGCGCCCGTCATGGGGGAACGGCTCACCTGCCCTGTACAGGTGGCCGTCCTGAAGGTCGCGGAAATCGCAAAGCGCTTTGATCATCAGGCGCCGGGCGTGTTAGCGTAGGTCGCAACGTACAGGGCGTTGGGGTTGTACAGCACCGGCATGAACAGCGCGGAAGCCTTCGTCCAGGTCACAGCCGGATCGTTTTCGGCGTACTGGCTGATGTAGACATACGGAGACACTTCGGAGCCGGAGACATCCATGAAGCGGGCCGCGCTGACTTCGGGCGGATCGCCCCAGAGGCCGTCGCCGATCTTGCCGCCGCCGGTGTGCGCGAAGGTGAACTTGCCGACGGGGTAGAGATGGTTGCTGGTGGTCACGGGCCTGCCGTTCGCGCCCATCGTGTACGGTTTACTGTACACGCCGTCCTGCAGGATGATGCGGGTGATTCCGAACTCCTCGCCGAGGTACTGGCGCAGATCGGCGTTGCGGACGAGCTGACCGGCCATGTACACGCCGTTTATGACCTTCTGGATGTTCTCGTCCTTGCGGAAGCGGTTGAAGTCGGTGGACGTGGTGTACAGGGTGTCGATGGGAACGCCCTTGTCCTGAGAATCGCCCACGATAGCCAGCAGCTGCTCGTCCAGCGGGGCGGTAGCGCCAGCGCCGAAGTCGAGGGTCTTGTTCAGGTTGGCGGCGGGAACGCCGTAATCCACGGTCAGATCAAGGTTGTTTTCCTTGATGGTCATCTTGCCGGTGTACAGCACCTCGTTTTTGGCAACGATGGCGCGGGTGAAGACATGGTCGGCCAGGTTGTAGCCGTCGCGGAGAACCTTCTCATAAAGGGCGGACTGGTTGGTCACGCCGCGACCGATCAGGGCGCGGAGCCGTTCGGACTGGTCGATCTTTTCCTTGATCAGGCCCTTTTCGATGTTGTGGACATCGATAGGCGCACGAAGGGCCTTCTGCGCCTCGGTGTCAAACGCGTGGAACTGGGCCATTACGGGCACGTTGTATTCGGCGGCGATGGATTCCCAATACGCGACAAGGTTATCGGTTTTCACGTCCCCCCACAGTTCGGAAGTGGGATCGTTGGGGCGCTCGACATCGTAGCCGATCTGGAGCCAATCTTCGGGGCGAACCATACCGAAGATGCCGTTTTCAAAACGTTCAGCCATTTCTGTTCGCCTCCTTATCAGGTGTCATCCGGCCGGGTCACGGCGGGAGCGGTAGTGATAAACTTGAAGCCTTTGCCCTCAAGAGCGGTCTTGGCGGCAGAAGCGGCGGCGGTGGGCAGACGATCAGCGTAGATCGTGCCAGCCGTCACGACGGAGCCGGGCATATTGCCGGTGGTCACATCGACATCCTCATACACGATGCCGACGGCGTTCGCGTCATTGGAAGGCCAGATCGCGCCCATCGGGACATACTTGCCGCCGTTCGCGGCGGTCTTCACCTGTGCATGATTCGCGGCCACGGTTCGGGTCTCGCGGGTGCAATGTTCATTGTCCGCGAGGAACCAGCCGGGCGCGTAACCGGTGCCGGTAGAAGAAGCGTTAAAAGACATCTTCGATCATCCTTTCTTTAAGTTTGGTTGGTGGTACTTTTCCCGTACCGTTGGTCATGCCATTTAGCGGCCATCTGCCGGATGACGTTTCCTTCGCCGCCGTTATCGTTGGCCGGCGGGGTGTCAGGCTGGTGAACCTTCGTGCTGGTCTTCGTGACAAAATCGCCGTACCTGTCAGCGATGGTCTTCCTGAGCGCGTCAACGCCCTCAAGGTTCCCGTCCTTGTCGAGCTTCATGCCGTCAAAACGGGTGACCCCCAAAATGCTGTCCAGGTGCTTTTCGCCGATGTTCTCGGCCTGAAGAAGCTTGCGGTATGCGGTCTTGATCTTTTCCTCTTCCGCTGCCTTGGCGATGTCAGCTTTGTACTGCTCAAAATCGGCGTGTTCTTTTTCGAACTTCGCCTTGAAATCCTCGCCGCTTTTCAATGCGTCCAGCTCCTGCTGGACTTGAGGCAGCTTTTCTGCATCCGCTTTAAATGCGTCCCGCTGACTTTTAAGCTGGTCTACTACGGAAACGTGTTCCTCCATGACGGAGGTGATCTGGTCATCGTTCAGGCCGTTAGCCTTCAAAAAACTGCGCGTAAATGACATATAATCCTCCCATTGCTTCGGGGCATTGCTTCGCCCTGCGGAGTTTGTAAGGACAGTGCTTCGCCCTTCTACCGCGATTATAGGTGGAGCGAAAAAATTCAGCACCTACAAAAACGTTAAAAATAAAAAACCCCGCCGGAGCGGGGCAAATTGGAAGACATTCAGATTTTCTTCAGTTCGTTTTCGAACACATTGCGGTATTCGCCGATGTGGTTTTCAAGGGACGGGCCGAGGTAGGGCTTGCCGGGAACGTAGGACGCGACCAGCCGTTTGCCGATGGCGGGAACGAAGCGGCCAGGTTCCTGATGGTGACCGAATTCCACATACGGGGCGTATTCCACGTTCGTCCCGATGACTTCCGTATCCGTTCCTTCCGGCTTATGCGTGATGCTGTTTCTAAGATTGCCGGTATCGACCGGGCACAATTGCTTGGCGTAGGTTTCTGCTTTCCCGCCGCATATCTCAAGCGCACGTTTGATGGCCGCATCAACTTCGCTGTTGACCGCTCCGGCGTGGCTGGTGACGGAAACGGTGAACGTATTGCCAGCCATGTGATCACCTCTTTTTGTTCTTAATCAACTCAGGATGCTTCGTCCTTCGCCACTCCTCGTAGGTCATGTCCTCGATGACTTCATCGTCAAACTGACTGTACCGGGTACTGTCATGCTTGGGATACTCTTTATACTCGTATGTCAGAGTGCACCTACAATTGTGAGATATAACGAAAGTGTAGTTGTTTTTTCCGTTTGATTCCTTGACAATAGGATTGACAAAATAATAATGGTTGTCAGTCTGGAGGTTGAAAACAGGAACATGGCTTACCGTAGAAACATTGATACTGATTATCTCGTCCGTGAATACCTTGCCGGGAAATCTGTCAAGGCACTTTCGCAGGAACTCGGCATCGCGAGAAGCGGAATTGCCCTTCGCCTGAAGGACAGAGGAATTACGCCGCGCAATCGATCTGAATCCATGTACAATCGCATGAAGCAAACGTCTTCCGAAGAACGCCAGCGGCTTACAAACGCCGCACATGAAGCCAAACGTGGATACATCAATTCTCCTGAGACACGCCATAAGATGGCCTTGTGCAGGAATAAGCGAACTGGAATGTTTGAGAAGGAATTTATATCGTGCCTTTCCAACAACGGCGTTCCCGTTTTCCCTCAGGAGCCTTTCCTTGCTTATAATCTCGACATCGGATGTGGGAATGTCGCCGTGGAAATTCACAAGCAGACTGGAAGTCCGCTCGCCGGGAAATTTCTGAAGAAACTCATGGATTGTATCCATGCTGGGAAAAACATGATCTACGTTTGGATCAATCCTCAGAAAATCAGATTCTCCGATGCTTGCTACGAAAGATTGTCTCCCTCGTGAAGTTCATTAACGCGAACCCACCC